TTATGAGTGAAATTTTAGCAAATAAGATAACTCCAGTTACGGGTACTACAGTAACCCTTGGAGATAGCGGAGATACATTTACTATCCCTAGTGGCGTAAATATAACGAATAGCGGAACTGCTACAGGGTTTGGTGGTGGTAAAGTTGTACAGGTAGTTAATGTACTGGTAGATGCACGAACAACTATGACACAGCAATTTTCGCATGACGATACAATCCCACAGAATACAGAAATGACACAAATTATGTCTTTAGCAATTACCCCTACAAGTGCCTCTAATAAATTAATAATAGATATTTTTGCGATCTTATGCAACACGGCCCAAGATAGAGTGCTTTTAGGTTTATTCCAAGATTCTACGGCAGGAGCATTAAATGTTGCGGTTGATTGGCACGCTGATGCTAATACTGCCACTCCAGTCTTATTAAAGCACTACATGGCAGCAGGAACCACATCATCTACCACTTTTAAAGCATACGCTGCACCAGACACAGCAGGAACATTACACTTCAATGGCTCCTCGGTAACGGATAAATTTGGTGGAGTAATGATTTCCTCAATGACAATAACGGAGATATCAGCATGACAGTAACAATAAATGGAACGGGTACTATTGCCGGATTGAGTGTAGGTGGTTTACCGGATGGGTCTGTAGATGCGGATTCTTTAGCTACGGCAGCAGTTACTTCAGGGAAACTAGCATCTGGGACTGGGGGTAAAGTTGTACAGGTAGTTAATGTAATGAATGGTGCGGTTGCTACAGGAACAACTGTCATGCCAGTAGATGACACCATCCCTCAAAAGACAGAGGGGGTTGAGTTAATGACCCTTGCAATAACTCCAACAAATGCTTCCAATAAATTATTTATTGAATGTGTAGCACATATAAACAATACCGATGGTTCTGCACGATGGAGAGGTGGGGCTTTGTTTCAAGATAGTACAGCAAATGCACTAGCAGCACAGGCCGTTTCTGCCTCATCCACATTTAGGTCTGTAATCAATTTTTCTCATTATATGACGGCTGGTACAACTTCTGAAACTACTTTCAAGTTGCGTGCAGGAGGAGCAGGAGCAGGAACACAAACTTTTAATGGACACGCAGGAAGTAGACATTTTGGTGGAGTAATGGCCTCATCAATAACAATTACGGAGATAACAGCATGAGTGATATAGGCGCAGTAATCGGTTGGAAACACAACCATCAAGCAGGAATGTGTACATCAGACGGAGTAATCACAGAGTTTCCCGGTGGTATTCCTTCAGCAGCAGATCAAGCTACTTGGACTACAGAATATGCAGCACATTTGGCATCCACTGCATACATAGCTGCTCGTAAAGCTGACTATAAGTCTTTAGAAGAACAACTAGATATGAGATACTGGGATTCAGTGAATAGCACTACTTTATGGGTAGACCATATAGCTAAAGTTAAATCAGATAACCCTAAAGGATAACAAATGGCTCTCTCTAAGATAACAACCGAATCCATCCTAGATGGAGAAATCACAGCAGGGAAGTTAGCGTCTGCAGCCGTACCTGTTGAAATAACCAAGTCATCTTCTGATCCTACAGTATCAACAAACCCTTCTGGTGGAGTTGGTACAGTATATTTAAATACCGCAAGTGGAGAAATGTGGTGTCTAACAGACGCAACGGCTGGAGCTAATGTTTGGACTAATATAGGAGATGGAACAGATATAACGTATATGAGTGCTACAGGTGGAACTATTACTACAGACGGTATTTACAAGGTTCATACGTTCTTGAGTTCAGGGACTTTCACCCCTACTATTGGCACTGTTTCAACTATTGGTAATAAGGTTGATTACTTAGTTATTGCTGGCGGTGCTTCAGGCGGTGGTGTAACTGGTGGTCAAATTGCTGGTGGCGGTGGTGCGGGGGGTTATAGGAATTCTTACAATAGTGAAACTTCAGGTGGTGGTGGATCAAGTGAAACCGAATTAACTCTGACTTCAACTGGCTACACTGTAACGGTGGGTGCTGGAGGAGCAGCTACTAGCACAGCTAACGTAGTAGGTGTTTCAGGGAGCAATTCTGTATTTTCAACAATCACTTCTATTGGTGGTGGTGGTGGAGGAACTTACAATGTCCATGCATTAGCGGGTGGTTCTGGTGGAGGGGCAGGCTACACAAGCTCTAATGTTGGAGCAGGAACTGCTAATCAAGGATACGCTGGTGGTACTGGAACTTCTGTAGCACCTACTTACGCTGGTGGGGGTGGCGGTGGGGCTGGTGCAGTAGGCGTTAATGGTACATCAACACTAGCTGGTGCTGGGGGTGCTGGGGTATCTTCATCTATAACATCTTCGGCTGTAACAAGGGCAGGCGGTGGTGGGGGTGGTTCTTACAATAGTGCTGTGGGTGCTGGTGGATCAGGCGGTGGCGGGACTGGCGGTAGCACTCCGGGCGGTCTTTACGCAGCCACAGCAGGGGCAGCTAATACTGGTGGCGGTGGTGGTGCTTATGGTGGTACAGCTGGATCAGCCAGTGGCGGTTCAGGTGTTGTAATCATCCGATATCAATTTCGGGCTTAACCATGAAAACTAAACCATTACCTCAGTTACAGATTCCAGTATCAAAGCCTATAAACTTCCAGTTCGCAGGAACTTGGTCTACAGTATATCCCGCTGAATATATGAAAAAGCAAAAGAGGAATAATAAATGAGCCAAACTAAAATTACAGATGCCATGCGGTCTACGACTGCTCTGGATGCAACAAAATTATCAGGTAATCTCCCTGCTATTAGTGGAGCTAGTCTTACTAACTTACCTAGTGAGATTACTAAGTCGGCTTCTGATCCTACAGTTTCTACAAACCCGGCTGGTGGAGTTGGAACGGTATTTCTTAATACTACGAGTGGTGAGATGTTCTGTCTAACAGACGCTACTTCTGGTGACAATGTTTGGACTAATGTCGGTGATGGAGGTGGATCGGTTCGATCTTTTCTGTCTGCCTCTGGCGGTACAATCACAACTGATGGTGATTACAAGGTTCACACCTTCACCTCAAGCGGGACTTTTGCGGTTTCTGCTGCTGGTATTTTTGACTATTTAGTTATTGCGGGAGGCGGGTCTGGAGCAGCAACAGTCTATGGCCCCGGTGGTGGTGGCGCAGGAGGTTATCGCAATTCATTTAACAGCGAGACTTCTGGCGGTGGTGGTAGTTCTGAAACATCAATTACAGGTTCAATACAATCTTATACAGTCACCATAGGTGCTGGTGGGGCTGCGGTAAGTAGTGTAACCGCACTTGGCAATGCTGGTAGTAATTCGGTATTTGGTTCCATTACATCTACGGGCGGTGGATATGGGGCTGGATCAAATGGAACTGCTGGTACTGGAGGCTCAGGCGGTGGTGCTGATGGCGAGTATGGTAGCACCAACTTTGGTGCCGGAACCTCTAACCAAGGTTTTGCTGGAGGTGCTGGTGGTGGGAGAGGAGCAGGCTCAACGGAAAATTATCAAGGAGGTGGTGGTGGTGGTGCTGGTGCTGTAGGTGGTACTGGTATTGCTGACGGCACAAATAATGACGGTTACGGAGGGGTTGGTTTAGGAAGCAGTATCACAGGTGCTGCTGTTACAAGGGCGGGTGGTGGAGGTGGGGCCGTATACAATACAGCTAATGGGATGAACGCAGGTGGTGTAGGTGGGGCTGGAGGTGGAGGTAATGGAGGTTTGGCATCAGTAGGAGCTAATGGGACAGTTAATACCGGCAGCGGTGGCGGTGGCGGTTCTTCTAATGCATCTGGAGCAGGTGGCTCAGGCGTAGTAATTGTTAGATACCAATTTCAATAAACAATAAAGGATAACACATATGTCTCACTTCGCAGAAATAGATTCGGACAGCATAGTTCAAAGAGTAATAGTAGCAGAGCAGGACTTCATCAATTCAGGCGCAGTCGGTGACAGCTTTAACTGGGTACAAACATCTTACAATGGTAACTTCCGTAAGAACTATGCTGGTACTGGATACAACTACGATAAGACTAAAGATGCATTTATAGCACCTAAGCCTTATCCAAGCTGGACTCTAGTAGAAGCAACTTGTCAGTGGGAATCTCCAGTAGCTTACCCTAGTGATGGGGAGCACTATACTTGGAATGAATCTACCACTGCTTGGGATGCAGTAGTATAACTGGAGGAATCATGTGGGTAGTCCGATACCAATTTTAATAAATAAGAGAGGTAGCATAATGAAGCTTTTAGCAGCTATCGTAATTTCCTTACTACTTGCATCTCCAGCTATGGCTTTTGACTTTGGAAAATGCGTGAATACTATTAATAATCAAGGTCAGCGTATTCAAGGTATGGACCCTAGAGTACGTGCTAGACAATGTGCCTGGTGGATGGTAACTCAAGGTAAAGGGGGTAACTACTGGAAATCTTGTATGGTTACAGGTATTAAGAAAAACGTAAAGAATGTTAAGAATCCTGAAGCCTTTGTTAATGGGATGTGGGGTAGAATCCACAGCAAATGTAAGTGATGACTAACTTATGGATAGTCCAGCCGAGCTCGCAGGATTCATTGAAAGTGTCGGAGTACCTGTTGCTACAGCTATTGGTTTGGGTGGAGCATTATGGTGGTTAATAAAGTATGTATTAGGTAGTATAGTTGAGAAGATAACTGAAGCACAGGCACAGACAGAAGCTGATATTAAGGATTTAAAAGGAATTGTTATTGCTTTGATAGATAAGACTACTGTAGCTCAATCAGATCTAATTCGTCTTGATACCATGATCAGAGTACGGTATGGGTTAGCTCCAGATGAACGGAGAATCGGTAGAAACCCTGATGATAAGGTAAAATAACGATGAATGACCAGGTTGTACTCGACAAACTAACAGCAATGCATACGGATATTAAGATAGTAAATGAAAGATTACAGCATGTCATTGGTGATATTCACGATCATGAGACAATTCTGAGAGGCGAAAATAAGATGAACGGCTTGGTAGGGGAAGTTCGTAATCTAAAAACAGCCCAATCTACGGCACATAAGATGTGGTTTATGCTACTTACCACTGTTACTGCGGTATTCGCTTGGGTAGGACTACACAAATAAAGGAGTAATTATGGATATAGCTGCAATGTTTGAAGGACAAGGATGGTTTGAAATAGCAGGACAAGTAGTGCTTGTGTTCACAGCACTCACCGGAGCTTTGCCTGATAAGTTTGTACAGAAGATACCTGTACTAGGAACCGTATGGCCTATATTTAACTGGCTAGCTGGTAATGTATTTAATAACATTAATCATCCTAAAGGGATGGCCGCAAGTGCAGATGTGGAGAAAGAGATCGATGAAGCCAAAGCTAAAGTTAGGGTTCGTAACACTATGCCTGATGTCCTTGACGGCCTGTAGTATGGTGGGTGAGTTAGTAGCTCCAACAGCTAACTTTGCATTAGGGCTATACAACGCGGATACATATTACTCTAAAGAATGTGCCTGGTATGAAGAGATTAAGTTAGATCCTGCTACTAAGCAATGGCTTACAGATAATAATCCGCCTAAAATAGTTATTACGGATCTATCTAAAGTAGCTAGAAATAACGATATCTATAAAGAAGTATGTGAACCTAAAAAAGATACTGAGGACACTACTCCAGATGAATGAATATCAAGCAAAAGTAGTTAAAGTAATTGATGGAGATACTATTGATGTAGATATAGATCTAGGGTTTAGCATTATCCTCTCTAAACAGAGGATAAGACTGTTTGGTATTGATACACCGGAGTCTAGAACTAGGGATAAAGAGGAGAAGTTCTACGGTAAGCTATCAGCACAGTTCTTAAAGGATAGATGTGCTAAGGGCTCTTGCATTACGCTTAGGACCTATTTAGATAAGAAGGGTAAGTTTGGTAGAATACTTGGTGAGATCATAGTTGATAAGATCAACTTGAATAAACAGATGATTAAAGAGCATCTAGCTGTTGCCTATTTTGGACAGAGTAAAGATGCTATTGAATCAGCTCATATAAAGAATCGCCGTAAACTAACAGGAGTATACGAGATGGCTAATATAGCAGGAGCTTATGGTAAACCACCTACTAAACCACCAGTAAACAAGCCTAAAAAGAAAAAGACTAGAAAACGTGTACAATAAGGAGGTATGGAATGGCAGGAACCGCTAATTTTAGTCTCGCAGAGTTTGGTTGTTCATGTGGATGTGGAATGAATGAAACAAAAATCGAGCTACTTCACGCTTTGCAAGAAGTTAGAACTTCTCTAGAAGAGCCTATGTCTATAACTTCTGGTTATAGATGTGAAGAGCATAATAAGGCCGTTGGTGGCGTAAATACCTCTAGCCACGTACAAGGCTGGGCAGCAGATATTGCTATTCCTAGTTCTTCTTATGCTTACGATATAATGGAAGCTATATTTGCAACTAAGAAGTTTCACCGTATTGGGTATGGGAAAATGGGGGGTCAGCTAGTGTTGCATGTTGATATAGACGTCAACAAGACTCCTCGGGTTATGTGGGGATATTAACCCATTGTATTAAAACGGCCTACACTGAGTTATTTCAATGTAGGCCGTTCCTTCCTTCTGTGAGTTCCTGTAATTTAACTTAATGAAAGTTGCCCGCACCTAAGTTTTTAACGCTCTGGTTCTGTTGATTACTTGGGGTCAGAAGCCCAGAAAGCATTACAGGGTAGTATGCCTGTACTCACCACACAAGCATGAAGGAGATTACACAGGTGCGCCCCAGAGTATTAAGCTATTATCCATCTTCTAGATCAGGATGGTGATGTCCAGATTCATTATCTTTTCTCATTCCATCATCATCAACCTTACGGTCAGTATCATCTTTTTTAAGACTAGCAGCTATAAATCCAGATGCAGCAAGCATAGGGATTGTCCAGACCATTTTATCAGTTAAGAAGGCCATAGTATATGTAGGAACTAATACTATAACCCCTTGTACCAATGCTACTTTAAAGTTTTGTAAATCCATACGTTATGTAGTCTACTTTCGTAGATTTGTATCCCCATCTACATAAGCTGGGGCTGGATTAGGATACTTCTTAAACAGTTGATCTACTATTACCTGTAATCGTTCCTTATCCCCTTCAACATCGGATTTAGGCGGACGATCATCTTCACACATATCACGCATCTGTGCATCACGCAATACGTATAATGATGCAATAGCTTTAGTAATATGATGAAGGTTACTATCTGGATCGATATCCTGGCCTTCCCAATAGTCTAGTAAGTGGCCCATAGTAGCATCTATGTAGACACTAGCTCGAACACCGGCTACTCGGTAGTTATGTCGTCCATACTTCATACTACCTTCCATAAGGCCAACACTCACTTCACGAGTTACGTTTGCCGGCATACCTGAATGGAATCTAGGTTTCTTAATAGCAATGGCATCTTTAGGATTAGTTTCTTTACTGCTCATAAATCGTTCCTTTATTGTTGTTGCTTATTAAGTTTACTTATATTAGCATCATAAGTTAAATAGTGGAAATTGTAGTTTTCTGCTGATCATTAATAACGGAAGGAATCCTATGACATTCAAAGAATCTGACTTTAAGACTACGTCATTCGACTTTACGGATGAACAGTTCTTGATCATTATCAATCATCTATTCAAGCTCGATGCGCCTATGGGTGAGGAGTATGTTCCTATTGAATCTATGGATGAGAAGATTACTATCGAGAAGTTAGATAGTTTAAGTACTGTCGTTTTCTTTATATGGATATCCCAACTGTTTGGTATTCCAGAAGATAAAGTTAATGATTTTATGATGTCTGGTAAGAATACCGGTACAGATCTGAAGGCATTTGTAATGAAAGAAGCGACTCAGACCTATACCTTTAAAGAGGCTGTAGAATACAGCAAACGATGCTTTTAACCCATACCAACTCTGTATACTCTGAGGCTACAACTTTATTAGACTATGTAACCTACCCTCAGTATGCCCATCTAGTTAATAATGGTGGAGGTATGGTAGTTAAACAAGGTATTAGAACAGCCTGTGAAGAGTTAGTGAACTATGTATTAAAAGGTCAACATGGAGCTACTCAGGGTACATTTGAGTTCTTACGTGAATGCACTGAATCGGAATTCTGTAAGACAGGGCTGATATTAGCTGCAGGGGGTACCCATTGGATGGGCCATTTGACTACTGTTAAATGGTCGGACCAATACCCTACATATAGAATACCTGTAATGGCCGAGAATCAGATATATGCGGGCTCTATAGCTAATAAGATTGGTAAGTTTGAATATATCTCTACAGATGCGACTAGTTGTATAAGCGGCCACTCAGCCTGGTATACTGCACGTAATATGATGAAAGCCGGTGCCTTAGATACAGTAGTAGTTATCGCTGTAGATGATGGAACCTCAGAAGATTACTTATCAATATTTGGGGAATACGGCTTATCGAAACTAGTTGATGAAGAAAATAACCCTGATATTGTTAAGTTTAGATGCGGACAAGCTTGTAATATATCAGTCTTTGAGACGGGTTATTCAGCTTGGAGTAACGAACATAAGCCATTAGCTAAGATAGAAGACATGTATGTTGGAGCGGAAGTACATAACACTCCTCTAGGTATATCACCTGAAGGCACTGGGTATAGAAATGTTATTAATCGAGTGTTTACAGACGGTATTGATTTTGTTAAAACCCACAGTACCTTTTCGTTAGATAACCAGATTGAAGAAGTTATACTTAAAGAGACCTTTGGGGATATTAGAACAGTTAACTATAAATTACGTATTGGCCATACCATGGGTACCTCTACTGCTGTAGAGACAGCCTTAGCTATTCAAGAAGAATCTGGTAGGTTTCTTAGTTTAGGCGCTGGTATGGGTAATGTGTTTTCATCTGCAGTAGTGGAGATAGTCTAATGGTATTTGCACATGTTAGTTTAATACAAGAAGGGCAAGCTGCTTTATTCTATAGGCATACAAAGAAGATGAAAGGTTACATGATAGCTGGAACTCTTATAGGCCCCGATTTGATAGATAAAATGAACTTTGCTAAGATATGGAAGTACTTTGTATCCGAAGTAGTACAAGCAGATGATATCTATTGCTCTATTCTAGTAGGAGCTGAGAATTCTATGTTTACTAATTATCTAGATTACTATGATACAATAGATGGGCTTAAGATATATAAAGTTGATAATTATCTTAAACAGAAATACAGTGACTATGATAAACATGTGGAAAGAAAGGTCCCCATTAAAAGTGAGTGATAATATATGAGCGATCTTATAGATCAGGATGACTTAGATAAAACTGAAACTGACGTCTCTACTTTAGTTGATTGGGAAAATCCCCCTAGTCTTGCTGATCTTAAGCAAGACCTTGAGTCTGCTCAGGTAGCGCATGGAGTCCATACCCTTGAGATAGATGGGTGGTTAAGAGTCCTTAATGCTGAACAAACTATTAGTGTAAAGCGCGGGCGTTCTAAGCTAGTACCTAAGTTAGCTCGTAAACAAGCTGAATGGCGATACGCTGCTTTATCAGAACCTTTCTTATCTACAGATGATTTGTTTAATACAGCTCCTAAGACTTTTGAAGATAAGAAGTCCGCCCAACAAAATGGGATGGTATTAAATTATCAGTTTAACTGTCGAATGGATAAAGTAAGCTTTATAGATAACTATATACGTACGAATGTAGATGAAGGTACTGTAGTTGTTCGTGTTGGTTGGGAATTTGAAGAGGCCGTGCGTACAGTATACCAGCCTGTTATGGAACAACAGATGGTACCAGACCCTCAAACAGGACAACCAGCTATAGATCCACAATCTGGACAACCTATTCTAGAAGAAGTTAAAGTTGGTGAGAAGAAAGTAAAAAAGAAGATCACAGTTAAGAATCAACCTGTATTAACCGTATGTGATTATAACAATTTAGTTATAGACCCTACTTGTGAAGGTGATATTGATAAGGCTAACTTTGTTATTTATAGTTTTGAAACTTCTCTATCAGAGCTTAAGAAAGATGGTCGATACACTAATCTTGATAATATTAACTTCGAGAGTGCGTCTGTATTGTCTGAACCTGATCATAAGATCAATACAGATGATAGTAACTTTACGTTTAAAGATAAAGCTCGTAAGAAAGTTATTGCTCGAGAGTATTGGGGATTCTGGGACATTGATGGAACGGAAGAACTTAAGCCCTTTGTAGCTACTTGGATAGGAAGTACATTTATTAGGATGGAAGAGAATCCTTACCCAGACAAGAAATTGCCATTTGTATTAGTTCAGTATTTGCCTCGTCGTAAGAATTTATATGGAGAGCCAGATGCAGCTCTTATTGAAGATAACCAGAAGATCGTAGGCGCTGTTACCAGAGGCATCATTGATGTAATTGGTCGTAGTGCTAACGGTCAGCAAGGTATTCGTAAAGATGCTCTTGATGTAACGAATGCTCGTAAGTATGAACGCGGGGAAGATTATAAGTTTAATGCTAACGTAGATCCAAAGCAAGCATTTCATATGGAAGTATATCCTGAGATTCCACGTTCAGCTATTGAAGTACTGCAGATGCAGAATAATGATGCAGAAGCTCTTACAGGTGTTAAAGCATTTACTAATGGCATCTCTGGTCAAGCTTTAGGAGCTACGGCTACTGGGATTAGATCGGCATTAGATGCTACTTCTAAGCGTGAATTGGGTATCCTGCGTAGGTTTTCTAATGGATTAACTCAAATAGGACGTAAAATCATTTCTATGAATGCAGAGTTCTTAGAAGATGAAGAAATCATTCGTGTTACTAATGAAGAATTTATCTCTATTGATCGTAATGATCTAGGAGGACAATATGATATCAAGCTTAATATCTCAACAGCTGAGGCTGATGAACAAAAAGCTAGCGAGCTGGCATTTATGTTACAAACTATGGGTAATACAATGCCGCCGGAAATGAGTTATATGGTTTTGTCTGATATAGCTAAATTGCGTAAGATGCCTGATCTAGCTAAGCGTATTGAAGAGTATCAACCTCAACCTGATCCAATGGCTGAGGCAATGCATCAACTTGAAATGGAAATGATGAAAGCTAAAATCCGTAACGAGAATGCTAAAGGCGCTGAGAATGAAGTGGACATCGGACTCAAAACTGCTAAAACACAAACAGAACAAGCTAAAGCAAGAGGGCTTAATAGTGGGTCTGATATTAGTGATCTTGATTTTCTTGAGAAAGAATCAGGGGTTTCTAACGCTCGAGAGCAAGATGCAGCAGATCAGAAACATGAACAGAACATGGAAGGTAAAGAGCATGATAGGCTATCAAATCTTGACAATAAAGCATTTGATGCGTTAAATAAACAGTAAGGAGTTTATTAATGAGTAAATCTAACCATAAGGCAGGAATATGACAGATCTAGAAACAGTTGAGATAGAGATTGAAGAAGCTAATAAGTTAAGAGCTATACGAGATAACTGCGCTATGCTAATTAATAGCCAACCTTATAAAGATGTCATTGAGGAAGGTTACTTTAAAGTAGAAGCAGCTAGATTATGTATGGCTAAAAGTTCTAACTTAGATGAAGCACAAATGAGAAACATTGATGGTATGATGTTAGGAATCGGTGGATTAGCTAATTTTATTGATATGGTTATGCGACGGGGTTCGGCTATGGATAAGCAAATAGAAGAGTGTGAAGAAACCCGCGCAGAAATCCTAGCTCTAGAGGTGGTCTAATGACAGTTGAAGTAACAGAACAAGATACTGCTCTAGGGTTATCTGACGCTGAATTCCTAGAACAAGATCCTGCTAAATTCTTATCTGATGATTCTAGTACAGATACGGAAGACGCAGCCAACCCAGAAATTGATCCAGCGGACGAAACTGCTGATGATATAGACCCTGAAGCGGAAGCTGAAGGGAATAGTAAAGCACAGGAGCAAACTGACGCTACCTCTAACGAAGAAGAAGTAAGCCAACCTGATGGGGATACCCAGACGGAGCATGAACCTTCTGATGATAGTGATGCAACAGAATCTCTTGATACTAGTAAGAAAGACTCGACTGACACGAAAGGGGATACCCAGGATACAAAAGAGTTTGATTACGAAAGTGCGTATAAAAAGGTATCTGAACCTTTCAAAGCCAATGGCGTTGATATGCAGGTTAAGGACCCAAATG